CAAATTTTCTTCTGCTTCTAAAAATTCAACAACAGATTGCCTACCTTGCAATTTAATTTCTTCACCATCTACATCAGTTAAAATTTCGCCATCTTTTGATACAAATCTAAACCATGCTCCGGATTGGTCAATGTAACCTAATTTAATTGCAAGGTCTACTAAATCTGATACCCAATCAATTCCAAAAGTATAGTTAAGTGTATAACTACCAACACGACGGTCAGGTCTACATGCTTTTGTTTTTGGCATATTTATCAACACATAATTACCTGCGGGGGATTCTGTATTTCTTGTTAAATCTTTACCATTTTCATCAAAGAAATTACCCTTACTAAAAAATAATCGAATTATTGCATTATGTTTCCATGCACGCCCACCAGTAGTATCCTTGCCACCCATAGGGCTATTAATCTTATCCCTTAATTGATTAATACCGATAAAAGTAGTATTAAATCTTGAACAAATTTGAACTAACTGTTTAGTAAATCTTGTTAGTGGAATTGAAATGCCACCATAACTTCTTTTTTCATTGGATTCTTCATAAACATCCTGTGAAATCAATACTGCAAGACTATCTAACACAGCGAGTCCAAATTCCCCTGTTTCTAAAAGGTTTTGTACAATGTCGAAAACTTGTTCTGCCGTTTGGTTAGTTGGTTTTACTACCCACAACTCGTCTACATTTACTCCTAATAATTCAGCCCAATCTTCGTCCAATGTATTCTCACAATCCACAAATAAGCATTTTAAAGGTCCTCTTGCTTTTAAATGTTTATAGGCTTCTTCTTGTGATTTATTTCTCTTTGGAATTTCTTCAAAAGCTTTTAATTCATCTTCATATTCTTGTGCAAACAATACCTGTGCATTACCAACAGCGTCAAGGGCTGTAGTTGTTTTTCCGGAATTTTCTTCCCCTGCAAATTCAATCAGTTTACCTCGAGGTAAACCTCCATAAAGCATATAGTTTAATTTGCAACTTGTAAATTTTAATTTATTCTTACTTTGCTCATATTTTACTCGACCCTGAAATATAACTTCAGATTTAAATTTCTTGTTCACTTCCTGCACTACTGTTAATATAGACATTAGGATCACCCTTTCTGCTTGCTAAATAATCACATAAATGAACAAATTGTTGTATGTCTGATTTTGGTTTCGGTAAAATTACATTACTGTTAAAAGCCCTATTCCACTGCCCCATATGAGAAGCAATTAAACGACTAATAACTGCACCACATTCAATATATCTTCTAGAACCATTAGTTTCAGCTAATTCTTCACAAACATTTGTCACAAGTTCCGCTGCATAAATAGGATGTTCGAAAACAGTATATTTTGATTTTCCAAAACCTTTTTTAACGCTATCATGCAAAATCAAAGCGGCTAGAATATAATCTGCTTTTGGCAATAAAATGGAATATTGCTCTAACTGCAATAAATCTTTAGCCCAGCAACAAGCTGCTAATGTGTGACGAACTAATCCACCTTCACCAAGAGCAAAAGGCGGATGATATTTACCTGTGGTTGAGGCTGGCATTGTATAAAATTCTTTAGGGCATTTTTGCAAACATTCCTCAACAATTTCTTGAATTTTAGGATCTCCAATTTCATTAATATAACGGTTAAAAATTGTGCTATCGTACATTATAAATTCTCCTTATATCCCATATTATTAAGGTTATTAAAATCATTTTCACTAATACGTCTTGTGGCGACCTTTTTCAAGCTTTGTAGCATTTCTGTCGCTAAATCTAATTTATTCTGAATTTGCTTTCTTGCACGACTATAAATACTTATAACCAACACATCATAAACAATATCAGATTCAGCTAATTGTTTACGTTCTATGGCAGTACCTTCATAACTTGAATAACTGTCATTATAACGTTGTAATTTTTCTTGTTTAGCAATATCTTCACGCATACCCACAAGTTCTTGCTTTTCATAAGCGTAATACATTAAGGCAGGTAAATTTAAAATAAAATAATCAAGTTGTTCATTTGTTAATGTTACATTAGGATTTGAAATTGTTTCTCGAATTGTATTCATTAAATTATCTAAAGAACCACAACACTCTTTTACAATCGAATTAATATGACGTGTTAAAGCTCTTTGATTAGTATTAATAGAATTTAATCTGTCTGTAACTAAAGATTGTTCAATTTCCATATTTCATCCTGTCCTCTATTATTTTTTGTAAATTATGCTTAATATCATATTCAAAAAATGTTCTTTTCTTTTTACCTTTAAAAACAATACAGCCACCAGGAAGATCATTTATTTTGATAGATTTTTGTTCATCTACCTCTTTCAACATATATAAAACTCTTGCAGGTACAAATATCGTTAAATCCTCGTCGACAAACCATAACAAGATACCCGCAATAACTGAATTATATGAACTCTTATTTTGCAGGCCATTATATTGATTATCCGTTAAATTTTTAAAATTAAAACTTTTACCATGAATAGTTTTACATTCAATATAAATCAAATAGCCATTAAAAAATACAACAAAATCACAAATATTACGAATACCTTTATACCCGGCTGTATCATCTTTAAAACGGTCAAAACATACACCGCAATCATCAAGCTGGGAGGCGATTAAAGCTTCAAACTTTTTTCCTAATGAAACAGGCATTTTCCTAATCCTTTCTACATTGTGAACGATATATACAGTATTGACAAATTTTAGCCTTAATACCAACAGGTTTTGGCGGTACTATATTCGCATCCACATAATCATCACAATCCTGTATTAATTGTATTAAATCTTTTTTCATTTTTTCTGTTATTTCAAGCAAATAACATTTCTTTTCGCAAGTATCCCTATTTTCATAAACGAATATAATTTTATCAAGTCCTAAAGATAGAGAATATGCAATGGCCTGTCTTTTATGGTCTTCATCTACATCATTACGAGTAACAAACTTGCGGGAAACTTCTGTCTTAAACTCTATAATGTATAACTCACCTCTATATTTAATAATACCATCGCATAAAAAACTAATATTCCAAGTTTCATTAAAAAGCTGTGTTTCAATACCTCGTTTACCTTTTACAATAATTCCGGGTAATTCTTTTTGTTCAACATATTTAGCCACATCTAAATATTCACAAGCAAAGCCATTCTTTTTCATTTCAATAACAGCATTTTGTAAATGTTCATGCCTATCAGTTCCAGACTCCCCTATACCGATAAGGGGAGCCTCTTTAATAGAACTGTCAGGTTCTTGCTCAACAATTTGATAAAACATATTACGAATACAATTCAAACTGCTGGGCTTATAATGAGCACTAGGTTTATGTTTATTACTATTCGCTGTTCTTTCAATGGACTGCAAATAATCTTGTAAAAAAGATTGTGCTACTGGACTTTGCTTCTTTGCCTCATTTACTAAAGTAAGTAAATTTTTTAAAGAAGATTTAGCCATCGATATCCTCGTCTAAAGAAGATAAAATTTGAACGACTTTACCTTCTACCATTTTAATAGCTGTTGGTGTGCCATATGATAAAGTGATAATATCTGTGGATAAAGTATTTACAAGTTCTTTAAATTGAACAATGTCCAATAAGCACTCAAATTCTTTAAAATCATCACTTTCATCATATGGAATAATTTCTTCTGCTTTTGTTCTTGAAGAAATCATTTTAAGGCCTGTTTTAGTAAACAACAATTTAATAGTATTTTTATCATATTCAGATACGAAAATACTTAAACGGTCTAATGCCGCCTGCACTAAAGATTTTTTAATTGTACAAGTAGAAGGAAATTCTGTTTCTAAAAAACCATCAAGAGCTTCTACAGGATACGATTCAATATCTTCTAATTGTGTGCCTGCAATTTCAATCGTTTTGGATTTAATGATAACATCATTATCTACGAAATATACCTGTACATCTTCCTCTGTAATTAGAGTTGACAATTTCAATAATTCGATTGGCAATAATGCAGGTCTTTTAAAAACATTTACTGAATATACGCAAAGCCTCAAGCTATCCGTGGTCATTACCCTGTCATTGAAATAATATCCAGTTATTACAGGATTTTCAATGGTTTTAGCTAAGCTTGCTGTGCAAATATCATAAACCGCCTGAAGAATTGGCTGTTTAACACGTACCGCTTTAACATCCTCAGGTATTTCTATGGAAACGCCCGGAAATTGCAATATATCCCCATTTTCGTCCAGTACAAGCTCAATATGATAATATCCATTACCTTTAAAAGTTAAAACACCTTCCTCAATGGTAAGAATAATATGCTCACTTGTTGTTTTACTTACAAGTTTAGCAAAACTTGCAACAGGCAATACACAAGAAATATTTGGAGCTTTTACTTTATCTTTGTAAATGCTTAAAAAATTAGCTCCATCTGTAGTTCTTAAACACAATACATTATCTTTTACTTCAAAACCAATATAATTCGTTAAAGGAATAAGTTTATCACAACTTGCACCTTTAACAACTCTGGATACCATATCTTTTAACTCTGATGTAATAATATCAATTTTCATTATTTACTACTCCTTACTAAATTAATAAAAGATTGTTGTTCATCAAGATTTTCAAAAACGCCACTAGTATGCAAAGTTCTTGTAACCGCTCCTGGCTTTTTAATACCTCTTGCAGTCATACAGGAATGTTCTCCTTCAATCATTACAATTACATTGTCAGTCGATAAAATAGCAGACATAATACGATGAATGCTAAATCCCATTCTTTCCTGAATTTGAAATCTTTTTGCAACCATATCAGCAATACGTGCCATCTTCGAAAGTCCAATTACTTTCGTTCTTGGATAATATCCAATACTTACATTCATATTATACATCAATGCAAGATGATGTTCACAGTGACTAAAAACAGGAATATTTGTACAGGTTACAATACCGTGACCAGTTGTTTCAAAACACTTGCCAAACTTACTAACAAGATCGGAATCAGAATAGAACTCACCCTCAAGTTGCTCTAACATCATTTTTGCAAATCTTTTAGGAGTTTCCTTTAATGAAGGATCTTGAAGATCTTTTCCAAAAGCCTGTAAAATAAGCTCTCCTGCGGATATAAGCATTTGTTCTTTAGTATTTTCCATTTTATACTCCTCTTTCATCCGGATTCCATATAATTTTATGAAGTTGAACTTGTACCATTGTATTTTCAAACATATTATCTTTAACAAATTGAACAAGTTCTTTCGGTTCAATCTGCCCATACACTGGGCTAAGAACATAGGTACAAATCAAATCCATATTATAAATTCGTTTAAATTCTTCTAAATCTTCTTTAGTAGCAACAACGAATTTCAATACATCATTATAAGTGAGCTTTTTAAGATTACTTTCAAGCATTGAACCTAGCATACCACTACTCGGACATTTCCAATCCATTGTAACAAATACTCCGGGCAAACTACAACATGGTTCAATCGGCACAGAACCATTTGTTTCAATATTTACATGATACCCACCCCAAGATAAAGCTTCAATAAGATCGTTCATACCCGCTCTAAATAATGGTTCTCCACCTGTTAAAGTTACACGGCAACAACCAATTTTAGCAATGCTTTCAAGAATTTCCTGTAAAGACATATTTGGTTCTTGAACATCTTGTGCGTAAAGGGTATCACAATAACTACAACATAAGTTACAGCCATTAAAGCGTACAAAAGTTGAAAGAAATCCAGTTCTAATTCCTTCACCTTCCACACTTAAAAACATTTCATTTACACTATATATCTTCTTGTTCATAAATTGCTAAATTCCCTTCGCTTTCTTGTACTTCTACTCTGTAACACGTTGGAATAATATCACAAATATATTTTGCAATATTTTCAGCTGTTGGATTAAAAGGAACAACTTGATTAATACTTTGATGATCGAATACATCCATTACACATTTTTTAATATGTGTAAAATCCTCAACCATGCCATAATCAGAAAGTTCTCTAGCTTTGCAATAAATTTTAACTTTCCAATTATGACCGTGAAGATTAGCGCATTTACTCTCATAAGGCAGATTTAAATAATGAGATGCAGATATTTCTAATTCTTTGATAACTGTGTACATTTTCTTCCTCCTGGTTTAATACGATTATGATATCTTTTTACTTTTACTTCGTGAATAAGATTTAATAATACTTCAGCAGAAACTAATAAATTACCATTAGTATATTCATTTGCATATAAAGCAGTCTTTGCTCTTGTTTCTAGTTCTTTGATGGTTTTACCGTCTACCATTTTTGCCATAATTAACCTCGCAAAGCTGGATCTTTTACACCATTAACTTCAAAAGCATGAGCTCTATCTCTACATGTACCACATACTCCACAAGGTTTTTCTCCACCCTCATAACAAGACCATGTAAATTTATAAGGGACTTTCAATGACAATCCAGCTTTAACAACTTCGCCTTTATTAAACATAATCAAAGGAGCTCTTAATGTAAGTTGGCCGCCAGTACCTTCTAAAATTGCTTTACGCATGGCATCCACAAATTCAGGAGTACAGTCCGGATATGCCCTACCAGCCGCATCATCTGCATGAGCGCCATACCACACTTCACAGCCCCCGAGGGAATAAGCCAAAGACGCCGCTGAAGATAACATTAAGCCGTTACGAAATGGTACATAGGTACTAACAGTCCCTTCACCACCTAATTCCTTTAATTGTTCGGCATAGGTAGTATGTTTAATTTCATTTTTACTATTTTTTAATAAACAGCAATCACTCAATTCCATAATACTACTAATATCCCGAACAATATGTTGAACATTATAATGTTCTGCTAACTTTTTAGCACAAGCTAATTCTTTCTCATGTTTTTGGCCGTAGTAAATAGATAACGCTGTTACTTCTTTATTGCCATAACAATCAACTGCCATACCTAAACAAGTAGCGCTATCAACACCACCGCTCAACAATACAACTGCTTTCAAAATAATCGCCTCCTAATAATTTTTCCACCATGATAAGTATATTCTTTTGCCCAATCCATCAAAAATGTTACATTCCACAAATCGCGCTGAACATAATCTTCCATTAACTGCTCAAAATCGAAATTCTTGCTTTTAATGTAAGATTTTAAATCTTCCAAAGCTACGGCACTACCATTTAAAGGGTGAGCCATTTTATCCTTTTGCTGAGCACTAATAATAATAGTACCCCATGGAGTATAAATTGCTCCATTATGCCCGCTTTGAATCCATGAAGAACTATCCGCAGAAGTAACTGGATATTGGACTAAAGTTTTTCTTACAGTCATTCCAAAAGCATGGATTTTAACATTGGGATTACTCGAACTTTTTATAATATCAAAACATAACGATAAAAAGTTCTTTTGTACATCTTTAGGCTTGCCCACCATACCACCAAGAGCGATATATTTTAATGGTTGGCCATTTTCATCTCGCCATTCTAAGGCTCTACGCAAACACCATATCGGTTCACCCACATGGAACGTATATAGTAAGCCATCCTTATTTAAAACAGCACCCCTCATATACAAATAATTTTTCCATGTTTTTACAGCTGCATCTAATACTTGTGCTTGTGTAGGCTTTTGCCTGATGTTTCCTGGAATACAGTCTAATTGACCAAATAAATCAATATACTGCACTCTGTCGTTTAAAAAGTAAACATAATCATCAACATTAATATATGTACCTTTAGTCCATGCAGTAAAAGCACCACTGTCAATAAATAGTTTACCTTTTCGACCGTATTGATTAATCCAGCCAATCCATCTATCAATATTTTTCCTTTCGTTCAAATAACTGAATAGATGATTGGCTCCCATATCGAACAAGCACTTATCTACATGATCCGTAACTTGTCCCGCAAAATATAAATCTAACATTACAAACCCCCTTTCTGTTTATATTACTATTATACCTTACTATTATAATAATGTCAATAAAAATAACCATTACGATTCAGTCGTAATGGTTATTAATAGTCTTATTCGTTTTCATACCAACACTTTGTGATTTCAACATCACATTTTAAAGGCACAGAGAGTGAGGCTGCATTTATCATACATTCAGAAAGTAATTCAGCACACCTTATTTTATTCTCCTCTGGACATTCCCCAATAATTTCATCATGTACCTGAATAAGTAGTCGGAAGCCAAGCTGTTTTAACTCTTCGCAACGACTAATAGATAACATGGCGAATTTTGTTAGGTCGGCCGCGCTTCCTTGTACCCTAGCATTTACACACATACGAGTTGCATCAGCAATTTTCATCCGATTATCAACTACCTTTATACCCTCGTTATTCGCCTCTGCAATTACGGCTTGATGCTGCTTAAAGCTCTTACATCCAGCTAATTTATTCCAATAATATGTTACGATTTCTTCGGGTACTTCAGTATTTTGATCTTCATCATCCGCAAGTGGATCATAATCTTTCGACACACCATCTTTCCAATAAAATTCGTAGGTGTCTAATTGCATATCAGGAAGTCTTCTTTTTCTTCCCCATGCAGTAGTTACATAACCTAGATCTCTTGCCATTTGCCGACTCTCTTCTCTAAATGTTTTTAATTTAGGAAAAGCGTTTAAAACTGCATCGTATATTTCCTGAGCTAATTTTTTAGAAATATGTAAATTATCTGCAATAGCCGGGATTCCTTTACCATAGTTAATACCTAAAAGAATAGCCTTTGCTCGACTACGTCTTTCCTTTCCTTCAGGATTGTGTGTGCCATCGGGTCTAAATTCCAAACAGTCATCATACGGAACATTGAAAGCTAATGAAGCGATTTCGGCGTACAAATCTTTTCCATCGATATAAGCCTGAATACCTTTTTCGTCCTGCGCTAAATGCACGGTCAATCGAGGTTCCTGAGCTGAGTAATCGCAGGATAACATTACATAGCCGTCACTAGCCTTGAACATTTTTCGTATGTCTTTTGCATGGCTTGGAATATTTTGCAAATTAGGGTCATCACTCGAGAAACGACCTGTAATTGCTCCAAGTTGATTAAATCTCGCATGAATCCTCCCTGTTTTTGCATTTATAATTTTTGGGAATTTATCTACATATGTAGATACTAACTTTGAAGCCTTACGAAATTTCAATAAGGCCGTTACCAATGGATTATCAAACTGCTCAAGAATTTCTTCTCCTGTGCCACGAGGTTTCTTCTTGCTTACTGGAGGCAGTTTCATAATATCATACAACAGGATAGATAGTTGCTCTGGACTGGCTGGATTAATCTTCTCAGGCAGTTTACAAGAAGAACCTTGTTTGA